GTCGGGCATCCGCAAAGAAGGAGGGGATGAATTTAAAGCCTCCCCAACCCGAGGGCGGCTCAAGAAAGAAATCTTTTTGCGCGAGAATGTCGGGGATGAAAGCAAAGCTCACCTCAGAAAAGACCGCTAAAGATCCAAATAGCCGGATTAACAAAAGCCTTCGGGCGTGGAAATGTTGATATGAACAACGTCGAACTAACAGAACGCGAAGAAGCCATAGCCAAAAGGGCAGCTAAGTTAGCCATTGAAGAAATGACTGGCGAATTCTATAAAAAAGTCGGTAAGACTGTTATGGAAAAAGCGCTTATTTGGGTTGGCGCAATCGTTGTTGGTTTTGTCATTGGTAAAGGTTGGGTCGTAAAGGTTTGATATGCCAAGTACAAGCGCTAAACAACATCGTTTTATGGAGGCGATCGCCCATAACAAGGCTTTTGCTAAGAAGGTAGGCGTTCCACAATCTGTGGGACAAGATTTTAGTAATGCCGATAAAGGCAAAACATTCAAGGAGTCAGGTATGAAAAAGATGGCAAAAGGCGGAATGACAGAAGCCAAAATGGGTTCAGTTAGAACAGCAGCCCCCAGCAAAGACGGTATTGCTTCCAAAGGCAAAACCAAAGGCACAATGGTCAGAATGTCCGGCAGCACACCTTTAGGAATGAAAAAAGGTGGTATGGCTAAGATGAAAAAAGGCGGCAAAGCCTGTTAATTAGGAGCTAATCATGGCTAAAAATGCTGGAGCTGGGCGCGGGTATTTAAACCCACAGCGCACCGATGAGTCCGATGAGGACTATGTAACACCTGCAAAACATTACGAGATGCGTAAAGAACAGCTTGAAGGGCAGGAAAACAAAGCTGCTACTAAAGCTTACAATTCTTCGTTAAAGATGGCTAAGGGCGGTTCCGCTTCTAGCCGTGCAGATGGCATAGCCCAGCGTGGCAAAACTCGTGGCACATTGGTTATGTGCGGCGGTGGGATGTACAAAAAATGATGGCCTCACGTGGTATGGGAGACATTCTCCCTTCCAAGATGCCCAAAGCAGTTAGGAAAAAGCGCCGTGATGACACGGACTTTACCCAATATGCCAAGGGTGGAGAGGTTTGGGATAAGCCCAATCCAGCTAAAAAGCACAAGAAGTTGAGTCCTGAGAAAAAAGCTGCCGCTAAAGCCGCCGCTAAAAAAGCAGGAAGGCCGTATCCGAACTTAATCGACAACATGAGAGCGTCAGAATGACCACTTCAGGCACATCCCTATTTAACTTAGAGTTTACTGAGATTGCAGAAGAATCTTGGGAAAGGGCTGGGCGTGAAATGCGTTCGGGTTATGACCTTCGCACCGCGCGTAGGTCGATGAACCTGATGACAATTGAATGGGCTAATCGTGGGTTGAATATGTGGACGATCGATCAAGGTTCTTTTACCTTGACCCAAGGATTGAATACTTACCCGCTACCATTGGATACTATTGATTTGCTTGAACATGTCATCCGTACAGATGCTAATCAGCAAAACAATCAAGCTGACTTGACGATTACTCGTATTAGTGTTTCTACCTATGCGACTATTCCTAACAAATTGACCCAAGCCAGACCAATCCAAGTGTGGATTCAGCGTCTTTCTGGGGAAACTAACCCCACAAATATCATTACCACCACCTCTCTTACAACAACATCTGACTCTATTGCGCTAAGTTCAGTTGTAGGTTTAGCCGCTTCTGGTTACATTCGTTTGGATAGCGAAGATATATACTACACGTATATATCAGGGAATACCCTAGGTGGGGTATTTAGAGGACAAAATAACACAACCGCCGCCACACATGACAGTGGCGTAGCAGTATTTGTGCCCCAGTTGCCATGCGTAACTGTGTGGCCCACCCCAGATGGATCTACTACTTATACCTTTGCATACTGGAGATTAAGAAGAGTCCAAGACGCGGGCACAGGTGTCAATACTGGGGACATGAACTTTAGATTTTTACCTGCATTAACCGCGGGTTTAGCCTATTACATAGCCATGAAAGTGCCTGAATTGCAAGGCAGAATGGATATGCTTAAACAAGTTTATGATGAACAATTTAACTTGGCGGCTGGCGAAGACCACGAAAAAGCTCCCTTGCGACTTGTTCCTCGTCAGTCATTTATTGGTGGTAGCGTGCCGTAATGGGTAATAGATTTTCATCCGGCAAGTATTCGATTGCTGAATGTGATCGATGCGGGCAACAATTTAAGTTAAAAAAGCTAAAGTATGAAGTTGTCAAAACTAAGCTTTATCAACTTAAAGTGTGCGAAGAATGTTGGGATCCGGATCAACCTCAGTTGCAGTTGGGCATGTATCCAGTCGATGACCCTCAAGCGGTTCGTCAACCAAGGCCAGATACTACTTATGTAACCGCTGGTTTAAATGGTTTACAAACCACCAATAACACGGATAATGGATACCCAACGGGGGGCTCGCGGGATATACAATGGGGGTGGAATCCTGTTGGTGGCGCAAGTCAGTTTGATGCGGTGTTGACACCAAATTATTTGGTTGCCAAAACAAGTGTTGGTACAGTAACAATTACAGGGAGTTAATTATGGCTAAAAGTGATAGCAAAGAAGACATGGCAATGGACAAAAAACAAGACGTTGCCTTGATTAAAAAAGCATTTAAAGAGCATGATAAACAAGAACATAAAGGTGGCAAAGGCACGACTTTAAAGTTGGCTAAAGGCGGTAAAACCAATATGCAAATGCTCAAGATGGGGCGTAATTTAGCTAAAGTTGCTAACCAGCGCAACACTGGAAGGGGTCGATAATGGCTAAAAATAACAAACCCGCATCTGCTTATGCTAAACCACACACCATGTCTGGTAAAGCTGTAACTGTTACTGAAACTACTGGCCCGAGCAATAAGCAGTACATGAAAGACACTAACGTGTCTGTTGCCAATACTCATAGCAATGATTACCCAGCTCCTAAAACAACTGGCATCAAAATGCGTGGTACTGGATGCGCTACTAAAGGCTTGATGTCTAGAGGCCCAATGGCATAATTATGGCAATCACGTATGCACAACTCGTAACTGCGGTACAGGATTACACGCAGAATACATTCGACACGACAACCATCAATACGATGATTAAGCAGGCGGAGCAACGTGTGTACAACACGGTGCAAATTGCTAACTTGCGTAAGAATGTAACGGGTGTGCTAGCGTCAGGCAATAAATATTTAGCTTGTCCAAATGACTTTTTATCTACTTACAGCTTGGCTGTTTATCCATATAACAGTACAACGGCTACTGGAACTTCTGGGGCTTTTACTATTACGGTTACAAGCAATACTGGGATTGTTGCGGGGCAACAAGTAACAGGTACAGGTATAGGTACAAATTGTTTGGTCAGAAGTATTAATGGTACGACTATTACTTTGACTGTAGCTAATAGCAGCACAGTCTCTGGAACAATTGTGTTTCAAGGTGATTATCTGTATTTGTTAAACAAAGACGTTAACTTCATTCGTGAAGCATATTCGCTTTCAGCATATAGTGCAGAGCCCAAACATTACGCTATATTTGGCCCAAATTCTTCGGACGTTAATGAATTAACTTTTATTGTTGGCCCAACTCCAAACGCCAACTATTACGCTGAACTGCATTATTACTACTATCCTGAGTCAATAGTTTCCGCTAACACTACATGGCTTGGTGATAATTTTGATTCAGTCCTTTTGTATGGTACTTTAGCTGAAGCTGGTACATACATGAAAAGTGGCCCTGACGACGGTATGTATCAACTGTATCAAGACAGATATGTTCAAGCTATTGCGCTTCTCAAGAACTTGGGTGATGGTAAACAACGTGCTGATGCTTATCGCGATGGTCAAATTAGGGTTCCTGTAGCATGAGCATAGTACAAACACAAACCACTAGTTTTAAATCTCAGTTGTATCAGGCCGTGCATGACCTGACAACTGACCAACTATATGTGGCGCTTTACACAGGTTTTGCCAACTTAAATGCCGACACAACCATTTACTCTGCAACAAATGAAGTTGTAGCTACAGGATATACGGCAGGCGGGCAGTTATTAACTGGAGTTACACTAAATACGTATGGTTATACGGCTTATGTTAATTTCAACAATGTCGTATGGACTGGAGCTAAGATTACTGCCCGATGCGCTTTGATTTACAACCACTCAAAAGGGGATAAATCCATAGCAGTTCTCGACTTTGGTTCAGACAAAACACAGACAAATTTCACCATCACCATGCCGTCAAACACATACACTACGGCTTTAATCCGCAGTTCAAATTAGGAGTAATCATGAACGACAACATCACCGCAACAGATCAAGTGGAAGCTTCCACAAAATACAATACTCAGCCATTAGATTCAATGAATATTGAAGGACATTATTCAGCGATTTGTTATAGCCAAGATGGTTTTGTTAAATGGACTGAAGAGTTTTTTAACCTTGTAACCACAGTCGGTAAGAACGCCACTTTAGATGGCATTCTTGGCAATACTGCACAAGGCGCTGTTTATATGGGTTTGAAAGGTACGGGAACTCCTGCCGCTTCTGACACCATGACTTCTCACGCCACATGGTCTGAGATTACAGCTATTTCAGTTCGTGGCACTCCATCATTTAGTGCTGCTTCTGCTGGTAGTAAGACCACTGCAAGTGCGGTTAGTTTTACCATGACTGGCACGGCTACTGTAGCTGGCTGTTTTATTGTTGTTGGCGGTACATCTGCTGTAAGTAATACAACTGGAACATTGTTTTCTGCTGGGGATTTTTCTAGCTCAAAGTCAGTTGTTAGCGGGGATACTATTGCGGTAACTTACACGGCTACATTGACCTAATATGGCATACGGTTGGGGCGACAACAGTTGGGGAGATTTTGGCTGGGGTGGGGTTACTACCTATGCCGATTCTGTTACCGAAACTGCCGCTTTAACCGATAGCCAGACAACTCAAACAGCTTTTAATGCAAACGTAACTGAAACTGCGGCGCTAACAGATTCTCAAATAGGCGGGTTGGTCGTTGCCGTTTCTGTAACGGAAACGGTGGCAACATCCACAACAGAGTCAGCCACAGCGGGTTATTCTGGCAGTGTAACGGAAACAGTCGCCACAAGCACAACAGAATCAGCGACAGGAAATTTTCCGGTATCAATAACAGAAACAAGTGTAACAAGTACAAGTGAATCGGTAGCGGCAACATTTGCAGTATCTAGGACTGAAACAGCGGCGACAAGTGATAGCCAGACAGTTGCGGCTACATTTGCGTTATCTAGGACTGAAACGGTAGCAATAAGTGACTCTAACACGGCGCAAACGGCTTACCATGAAACGGTTACTGAGATATCAGCAATAACGGAAACAGAGTCAGCGGCAGGTAATTTTCCTGTATCGATTACAGAAACTTCGGCAATTACTTCTGTTGAGAGTGCTGTAGCTACGTTCCTAGGTAGTATTACCGAGAGCATGGCGATAGCAGATAGTCAGGTTGCAACCCTGATTATGACGATTACGGAGAGCATGGGGATTATTGACACCGAGACGGTTGGTATTTATTACCCAGACTCTGTGTCAGAATCAATGGTTATTTCTGATTCTAATACTGCGGGCACGGTGTACCACGTAAGTGATACAGAAACGATGACGATAACAGAAACAAATACTAGTAGGAATTTGTGGGAAGTAATTGATGACACGCAAGGCGTAACATGGCAAAATATCACCAACACGCAAGATCCATATTGGACGGCGATAGATGATACGGAAAGCACAACTTGGACAACTATTCCTACATCTTAGGAGATTTTAAATGGCAAATACGGCGCTAATAGGTTTAACACTACCAACGACTGGGTCGTTATCTGGCCAATGGGGGGATACAGTAAACAATGCTATTTCCCAAATTATTGACGTTGCGGTAGCTGGTACACAAACCATTTCTACTGACGCGGATATTACTTTATCCTTAACCACAGGTACTTCCGCCACCACAGGATTGACTGGAAACAGCTCTCAGTACGCTGTTATTCTTTGGACTGCATCTGGAAC